GGTTGTGAGGTAGGTGTAGGTGATAACTATATGGACGCAAAATAGGAGTTAGTATGGATACCGTATTAGAATTTAAAGAGAAGGGCTATGTTCATTTAAAAGATTTCTTACATAAGGACTCATGCAAAGAACTATCTAAAGAGTTAAAAAGATTAGTTGATGCAAAGAAAACGGTTACCGATGAACAATGCCCTAAGTCACAAGCCATTCATGGCACAGTAACATTTGATAAGTTACTAGAAGATTTAACTCCTCACTTTGAACTGGCAAGTGGACTTAAATTATTTCCTACATATTCATATGCACGACTTTATAATTCACAAGATGAAGAATTAAAAATTCATAGAGACAGACCTGCCTGTGAAATATCAGCTACCCTTACATTAGATTTTGAAGGTGATGTATGGCCTATCTTTATGGGTAATAATGAAGATAAAGCTAATGCCACAGAAGTTAAGATGGAGATTGGCGATGCTGTTATGTATAGAGGTTGTGACATATATCATTGGCGTGAAGCATATAAAGAAGGTAAATGGCAGGCTCAAGTATTCTTACATTATGTAGATCAGAATGGCCCCCATGCTGAATGGAAATATGATAAACGCGAGTCATTAGGTTTAAGTAAAACAGCAAGCGGACAAGTAAATCAAGAACTTGAAGAGTGTTATATGGTTCAAAATGCAGTAACGGTAGCATTTTGTGACAAACTTATTGAAGAATATTCTAAGCCTGAAGTAGAAAAAGAGCCACCGTATATTGGAGGAGGTAATGACCACATTGATTTAGATATTAGAAACGTTCAACGATTACAACTTCCTTTATATGCAGGTATTGGTGCAACGCTTACAGCTATAGGATTAAATGTAAATCATGATATATGGAAGTATGACATTACACATTCTAATCAATCTGAATTTTTAATGTATGATGTCAATGGTAAGTATGAAACTCATGTAGATACATTCCACCAAAGATCAAATGAAACAAGAAAGCTAACAGTATTAGTGTTTTTAAATGATGATTTTGAAGGTGGTAAATTTTATATACAAAATAGCCATGAAAAATTTTATCCTGATCAAAAACCTGGCACAGTTATAGTATTTCCATCATTTATGCCACATGGTGTTGAGCCTGTAACAAAAGGCATAAGATATTCAATTGTTACATGGATGGTTGGTGATTATTTTAAATAGTTATGGTAAAATAAACCATTAATAAGATAAGACCATCCGCGCTCTGTAAGCATATAGGCGCGTTATTAACCTAGTGAGGAAAACATGGCTATCTTTAATAAAAATACCCTTCAGCAAGTATCAGGCTTTGACAATGAAATTATTGCAGGCGAACTTGTTTATAATCAAAAAACCTTTTGGAATTTAGCATTTAATAGCAACGGATTGCCAGTTGATTTAACAGGCGCTACTATTAATGCATCAATTATTCGCAGACAATTAAGTAATATTCGAGATAGTCGTTATGGCCTTACTTTTGACATAGCAGATTATACGCCAGCCCCTTCACCTGTTACATTAACCATTTCAAATAGAGTTGATGCCGCAGGCACATTTACTTTAGAAATTGACGAATCTACATGGTCAGTTATTTCTACCGATCCTCAATTAGATATTAATGCTGAAAATTGCGTAGGTTTTTCAGGTCGCATTAAAATTTCATTCCCAGCTTCAGGTTCAACTCCAGCCCAAGATATGATTATCTTTTTATTATTCCTAGTAAGATCAGACGGCGTGGTGAACTAATATGGCTAATTATTCTATTGAGGTTATTGATACCAATAATATAAATGTTGAAGTAACACCTACCGCTTTAACTGAAATTACTATTGATCGTGGCGTTCAAGGCGCTTCAGGATTTTCAGGCTATTCAGGATTTAGCGGTTATAGTGGGTATAGTGGCATTGGCACAAGTGGTTTCAGCGGAATAAGCGGTTATTCAGGATATTCAGGTATCAGCGGCTTTTCAGGCGAAAGTGGCGCTTCAGGTTATTCAGGCATATCAGGATTTTCAGGTTCGGGTGTATCAGGATATTCAGGCTATTCAGGTTATTCAGGCATTAGTGGTTTTAGCGGCGATAGCGGCCAATCAGGTTTTAGCGGAATATCAGGCTACAGCGGTATGGATGGCCAATCAGGTTTCAGCGGCCAATCAGGCGCTAGTGGCATTAGCGGTTTCAGCGGATTTTCAGGTGCGCAAGGCTTGTCAGGTTTTTCAGGCTTTAGTGGCGCGCAAGGTGCTAGTGGCCTATCAGGATTTAGCGGGGCTACGGGCGCTAGTGGTTTGTCAGGCTTTAGTGGTTTTTCAGGCTATTCAGGTAGTGGCATAAGTGGCTTTTCAGGCTTTTCAGGATTTAGCGGTGCGGGTGGCGGATCATTAACATATAATGAATTTAATGCAACGGCTTCTCAAACTACATTTACAACAACTGCAACTTATACTGCAAATAAAATACAAGTATCCGTAAATGGTGTTATTATGGATAATGGTGCTGATGTAACAGTATCAGGTGGGACTTCAGTTGTTTTTGCTACAGGCTTAACTTTAAATGATAGGGTATTCTTAATATATCCAGCATAAAGGATTAATATGGACAAGATAACACAAGACGCTTTGGCATACTTTAAAAAGCATGATCCAAATCATTATAGATTTTTACTTACAAATAATTATGAGCGAGCGGTTTTTCTAAAAGGCGATCCCGTCTATCCTAGAGAAGCCACTCGTTATCTTTGGGCTAACCGCAATCTATTAGGCAAGAATATTCTTGAAATAGGTTGCTCTACAGGTTACGGCTCTCAATTCCTTCCCAATGATTCAAACTATATAGGATTAGATTATGATCCTCTTATTATTGAGGTCGCACGCGAACAGGAATGGGGCTTAAACACATCTTTTACTAACGCTGATATAAACACCTATCCTTTAGCTCAATATGACACCATAATTGCTTTTGAATTAATTGAGCATCTTGATAATGGACTTGAAATAGCACAAAAACTCAAGCAACATTGTAGACGACTTTTATTAACTACTCCGCATAATGAGCCAGTAGGATTTTGGGGCGAACATCATAAGCTTCATGGCTTAAACGAATCACACTTTCCCGACTTTCAATATAACTATATCAATGAACATGGCTACATTTCAGAAACTTTACCTGAAATTAATGACAAAAATAGATTTAATCTTATGATTATGAGGTGGGATCGTGGATAAAGTTCTTTGTTCAATAGCCACTCGCGGTCGTTATCAAACTACTTTACCTTTAACGCTTAACGCTATAATTAATCAGACAAAAAAGGTGGATAAGTTAGTCATTTTTGATGACAATGACGATCCACAAGACATGAGAAAAGAGCTAATTTATAGTTACTTTTTTCAAATGCTTTCTATTAAAGGCATCGCTTGGGAATGGGTTTATGCTGGTAAACAAGGCCAACACTATATTCATCAAATGGCAAATCATATGGGCTATGATTGGGTATGGCGCGTTGATGATGATGCAATACCCGAACCTAATGTTTTACAAAACCTTTTTAATTACACTCATAAAAATGTAGGTGCAATAGGTGGCGCAATATTAACACCGCCATTGCAATTTCAAGATGAAAAGCCTACAGGAAAAATAGAATTAATTAATAGAGAACCTAACATTCAATGGTCATTTATTAATAAAGTTAAAGAAGTTGAGCATTTACATTGCTCTTTTCTTTATCGCGCTGGCGTGCATGATTATTGTTTAGGTCTTTCAAGGATAGCCCATCGGGAAGAAACTTTATTTACTTACGGACTATATAAAAAAGGCTATAAAATATTAGTCATTCCTAATGCAATTACTTGGCATTTTAAAAATCCTAATGGCGGCATTAGATCAGAAACAAATCAAAAGCTTTATGAACAAGATGAATATATATTTAGGAATTTATTAAATTATAAAGATAAAACAATTGTAGTGCTTGATTGTGGTATGGGCGATCATATTGTATTTACTCATGTATTGCCTGAAATTAAAAATCCTGAAATATTTACTTGCTTCCCTGAAATAGTGCCAGGCAAATCAATTGCTGAAGCGCATGCTTTATTTGGAAATTTAGATCAATGGAATGTTTATATTAGAATGCATCAATGGAAATGGAAAGGTAGTTTAGAAGATGCTTATAGAAAGATGTATTTATGATTATTATTAGCCCATACTCTAAAAAATTAATGAGCGGTAAAAACAATCCTAAAAATTATCCTTACTGGAAGGAACTCATTAGACTAATTAAAGAACCAATAGTTCAAGTAGGCATTGAAGGTGAAGAGCAGTTAGTAGATGATTTTAGAAAAAACTTATCATTAAAAGAATTGGAAAAGCTTTTAAGTGAATGTAAAACATGGATAAGTTGCGACTCTTTTTTTCAGCATTTTGCTTGGGATAAGAAAAAATATGGTATAGTTCTATGGTCAGTTTCCGATCCTAATATTTTTGGCCATCCTGAAAATATTAATCTTTTAAAAGA